CGTGACCAGAAGATACCTATTATTTTTCATGATGGTACTGAGCTACACCAGATTAAAAACAAAGTACTTAATCCATCTATGGAGTATCTAACTCTTCTTGAAGGCTCTGCTCCTAATGGGTACACAGCAGTTGGTAGTACTATAAGTACTACGTCACAATACAGATCACATGGATTTAGATCAATGAAGGTAGATCCGAGTGCTGCGACAGGGGACGCTTCTGTTACAATAGGAACATTTGACCTACTTAAATATGACAATGTGTTTGCTGCAGCAACTATATTTGTACCAGAGGGTACAGATAATGTGTACTTACAAGTAATTAAAACTTCAGACAGTTCTATATTAGCTGAGGTAGAGTACACTCCAATGACTGCTTCTGGTGAGTTTGGAGATATTTATTTAGCTAACCATACTAGGTGGGTACGAAAGACTTTGTTTGCTGAAGGTATTCCTGCGGCAGCTAACTATACGTTTAGAGTTATACGTAAGTCTGCGGATGCTGATACAGTTGCACCTTTCTATGTTGATACAGTTGAATTCTCTAACAACGGACCTAACAACTTAAAGCAAACAAACTACGATTATGTTGATGGAGATCAGCTACGTTGTAGATGGCTAGGCACACCACATAATTCTGAGAGTGTACGACAATCTGGGTATCAAGTATACATTACAGGTATGACAGAATCTCTTAGGTATCCTGAAGTACTAGCAACTAATACAACCTTTGATAGTGAGATAACATTATCTCTTAGAGAGGTTTCGTAGTGGGTGGTATTAAATCAAAAAGAGGAGCAAGACAAGCATCACAGCTACCTAGATTTCCTCGTAAATACGGTAAGACAAACACAGAAAATGTTTTAAGAGATAGACGTAGGAAGCCACCTGAGTTTGGACCTGAGAGGCTTGAAGGAAGGGCGATGCCTAAAACAGGTACGCTTAAATTGGCTACACTACCTGAACGTATCGTGTATAAAAAACTATCTCAAATGTTAAAAGGCACTAAGAAATTTATTTTTCAGCGTGAAGAGTTAGGTGGGCGTAACTTTATAGGTGGTTTTATTATCGACTTTCTTATTGTAGATAGGCCGCCTTATATAGCATTAGAAATTCTAGGAGATTACTGGCATCAAGCTTATGAAAAACAAGCTGACTTAGAACGTGGACTAGCTGTACAAAAAGAAGGTTACTTATACCATGAACTATGGGAACATGATGTATACGAAAGTGATGAACAGTTAGAAAGAAAACTATCTGTTATACTAGAAGGAAGAATTTAGGAGGAAGTATGTTAAATCAATACGGTAATGCTCGCGGTTGGATGCCGGATGTAAACCACATAGGCACAACACAGTACGGGTACGCTGATGTTCCCCCTAGTACTATGAAACCAATAGCTATAATTAACCACATCATGCAGGGCTATGCTCGAACTATGATTGAGTGGGCTGAAACTAACAGTGTACAAAAGTCTGCACACTTTATTGTAGATAGAGAAGGTAACATCACACAGACTGTGAGTATATACTCACCTGCGTGGCATGCTGGTCGTACTGCTAAAGAATCATGGAAGTCCTTTCCCGGAGGTAACCCAAATAAGTATACTGTAGGCATAGAGCACGAGGGATTTAGTGTAGATCCCGGCTATGGTTATGACTTTATATATGAAGATGAGTGGCCTGAAGCTATGATGCAAGCCTCAGCTAAGATACACCAGTGGGTACTGGGGGAACTAGAGCTTGAAGCTAATGACCAGACAGTTATTGGACACTATGAAACTGATGCGGTTAGTCGTGCTAATGATCCCGGTCCTGCATGGAGTAAAGATACTCTGCTTAGTCTGATTGTGGGAGAGTCCAGTCATTCAGATACTGATCCAGTAGCTTGTAATTGTGACGAGAGATTAGCCACCATAGAACAGAGGCTAGACAAACTAGAATCATGGGCAAGAAAAGAAGACGATAATTCATTCGACTAATCATCTTTGATCGAGCCGAGTTCCACCTTATTATCTTGGTTAATAAACGATTCATAGTGTGACCCCATCCAATCTACAGGTACTTTATCATTATCGGATAATCTTACGAATAGATCCATACATTCTTCACTACATATTGAAGTAGTTTGCTCATCATTAATATCTTTTGATATTCTAATAGACGTGTTTTCAGGTAGTGTACCGCAAAAAACACAGGGTCCCTCTACTGTATCTAGGAATTCAACTTTTAACATTAAGCTCCTTGAAAAAGTTTTTTATATATGGTATAATTATAGCATGAAACTAGTCACATTGAAAGCTGAAAAAGATATTCAGCTATTTCCCATAGGGGACGTACAATATGGGCCACCTGCATGTGATATCAATGGATTCCAGCGTTGGGTAGACTATGCGATGTCGCATAAAAATCCAATGTTTATAGGTACTGGGGATTATATTGATTTAGGTAGCCCATCAAACAGGAACAGTATCATTGCTGATATAAAGAAAGGAAATCTATATGACACTATCCAAGAAGCTTTGGATACAAAGTCAAGAGAATTCTTAGAAGTTATAAAAGATATACTGAAACCGACAAGAGGTAAATGGTTAGGGCTTGTAGAAGGACACCACTATTGGGAGTACGCAGATGGTACGACAACAGATAAGGAACTTGCAGATTATCTAGGATGTGAATTCCTAGGCACTTCAGGTATTGTTACCATGAAACTACCCAAAAAACAACAGTGTTCTATATGGCTACACCACGGTAAAGGTGGTGGCTCTGCGATAGGTGGACCACTCACACAATTAGAAAAGATGCTACACTCTTTTGATGCGGATATATATTTAATCGGGCATCACCACAAAAAAGTAGCAACCAAAGTACAAAAGTTATATGCCAATAATCAAAAGCTATCTCATAAAGATGTGATACTTGCGTGTACTGGCAGCTGGCTGAAGGGTTATATGCAGGACTCTGATACATATGTAGAAAAAGGCATGATGACCCCCGCCGCATTAGGCGGAATAAAGATAGATATCAAGGCGGAGAACTCGTCTATGGATATGGAAATAGTACTGTAGGAGGTACAAATGTTTAAAGAATCGAATCTAAAGGATTTGGGGGAACGCTGTGCGATGACATTTATCCAAGCATTTTTGGGTATTGTCGCAGCGGGACCACTAGTAGGTATGGATGTTGAACCTATGAAAGCAGGGGCAGCAGCTGGTGTTGCAGCCGTACTGTCAGTCGTAAAGACATACGTAGCACAACATTCTGGTGACAAGTCAGGAAGTATAATCTCGTAACATGAGTGAGATAAACATTTCATCGGATGAAATGATTCTTGCATACGGAGAAGTATGCCTGAAACTTCGTTTAACAGAACACAAACTCGACGTTGCAAACGAAGAGATTAAACGAATACAAGGGCTACTTGATTTTTATGATGATAAACTATGGGAAGAGTCTGTTACTCCATTGGAGAAAGACTAATCGAGCCTTACCATATTAAGTCGTCTATGAGTTCTCGGAACTTTACTAAGTGCGAAGTAGTGTTTGGTATTTCATCACGGGAACGAGCTAAATAAGCAGGATGATATAGGGGCATTATATACGTAGGATGTGTGGAGTCCCACCAAGCCTTACGTATGTGCCCCTGTATTTTTCCTATTCCACCTTTGTTTGGAAACTCTATAAACTTGTTGGTAGAGAACCTACCGAAAGTAATAACACCCTTTGGTTTTATAAGTTGTAATTGTTGGTCTAACCATGGTGCACATGATTCTATCTCATGCTGTTTTGGATCAGGGTTTCCGTCACCTACCCAACACTTAACCATATTAGTTATATATGTGTCGGCTCGTGAGTACCCTGCGTTCTGTAGTAGCTGTGTCAGGAGTTGCCCAGAGTAACCAATAAAAGGTTTACCTGTGCGATTCTCTTGATCTCCCGGAGCTTCTCCTATCACAACAATGTCAGCGTTTACTGGACCTTCCCCTGCTACACCGAATGTTCTATTGTTATGTAGACCACACTGGCGACAGGCTTTAATCCTATTTTCTATATCAGATAATTGGGTGGATGGGTCCTTTACGTTCATACAACGCCTTTCTATTCATTCGTGATATCCATGCTTCGAAGTGCATGTCCCTTGGTTTACCTGCCAAGAGCTTCTGGTATTCTTTTAAATTAGTTTCAAACATTAGATATGTGGATCCCCTCCTTATATTGCACAAGCATCACCATCACAGTATAGGTCAGCTTGCTTATCGCCATCACCAATAACTGATAGTGCTAGTGGTTGTAGGTTTTGTTTCTTAGCGTTGTATACCTCTTCGGTAATGCCTTCGTAAGGAGCTTGTTGGTATGTACCACTAGGACTGAGAGGTAGGAACGCTATATCCTTTACCTTATCCTTACTCCAGTTAATCATATCGGTCAGTTGTTCTGGTCCGTATTCTTCTTTATCAAACTTAACAGTAGCACTTACAGCGTTGTCTGCCCAGAATCTAGCTACGTCAGCTATCAACTCTAGGTGTTCCATAGGCTCTACGTCTGATTCAGAACGCACACCTACCCCTGCATCTACAGGGAACTCAACTACTACAGAGTTATCAGGGTCAATGGCTGCAGGTTCTATATGATACCCTGCTGATTGTAATCTATCTACGAGTGGGCTGTTGTCAGCTAATGTGACACGTCTAATATGAAAGCGTCCTTCTACATTGTAATGTATACCGGGAGTTACACCGGCTACTAGGGACACTGTTCCACTAGGCTTTACTGAGGTTCTACGGATGCTGTCGGGTACATTAAACCACTGTGAGTATATTCTGTCATAGTCACCACTCCAGTGATAGCCATGGTCCATCCAGTCTTTAAGCACTTCTCTGCCATGTTCCCCCACAAATTGTGTGATACCTGTAAGTGACAGGCCAATACGTCGATTCTCTCCCATGATTTCTCTAGAGGTTTCATCTTCTATATTGTTAGAGGCGAGGGTAACAGTCTTACCGTATAGGTAGGCAAACTTAATAACTCTTCTGAACTCTTCCTTACTCTTAATGTGAGGTAAGTAGATTTCAACAAGCGTACACATTTCTTTGTGTCCTAAAGGCTGCTCACCACAAGGGTTAAAGCCTAGCGCATGTTCGTCTGTTGTATCTATTATACCATTCATTCGTCCATAGTTGTGTACATTATCTAACCAAGCAAATCCCGGCTCACCATTGTGCCATGTACGCTCAGCTAATCTGCTAACGTCTGACTCAGGTGTTATGAACACACTGTTGTTAGATGCCCAACCATAATCAACACGCTCAGGATACTTGTTGTAATCCTTGAGGTCGATAAAGGTCTCATCATCTTCTTGACCAAAGGCTATCTCAGCTGAACGTCGGACATTACCTGCTATAACACAGCGTCCAATCATGTTTGCTATGTCAACAATCTCTCTAGTACCTAGTGTTCTACCTACACAGTTATCAAGCACTGCTCGAATAGAATGATGTAGCTGCCTAAGAGGGTCAGGGCCACTAGCAATCCCACCAAATCCATTGATAGGTTCCCCTTTAGCACGTATCTTTCCATAGTCAAATTCAACTGTAGCCATACGTGAAGCTGTAAGATATGAATTAATTAGTAACTCAACGGACTT